TTCTAGGAATGGAAACTACAGATTTAATGAGAGTAGAAAATACTATAAATAATAGCACTGTAGAAAATAAAAACAATGAATTTGCAAAGGAAGATAAATTTTTAAAAAAAAGAGAGAAAATAGAAAAAAATATGCAGGAATTTGAAAAATTTATAAATAAGACTTTTGATAAATGGCAGAAAAAAGTATTAGATGCGGTCAAAGTAGCACTTGAAAAAGTTACTACAATAGATGATTTATGTAATATGGAATATAATTATGATAACTATTTAGAGGATATGATAGTAAAATCAGAATTGATAGCATACGATAATGAATTCATTCTTGATACTATAGAATTTTCAAATCTAAATAATTTTAATACAAGGAATTTAAACGGAGCATTAGATTATTTTTTAAAAAAATATCCTGCGATGTACGATGATATTGAAAATACAATAGAATATTCAAGACATAAATATTTCTATATGAAAAAAGTAACTGATATAAATATGACAGAAAGATTCATGAAGTCCCTTGCACGTAACATAGAAAAAGGAGAAACATTTGAAGATTGGATAAAAGATAGAGGAAAACTTATTGAGGAAGCTGGACTAAAAAATAAGGAAGGATATTTAAAAACAGTATATAGAACTAACTTAAATCAGGCATATAATGCGGCTATTTATAAGAAACAGCTTAAATATAAGGACAGATATCCATACATAAAATATTGTGGAACAATAGACGGGAGGGAGCAGGAACATACTCGTCAACTTGATGGGAAAATTTTCAAGGTAGGTAGTGCTGAAGCAGATGCTTATTATCCGCCTAACGGCTATAATTGCCGTTGTTATACGGTTTCTTTAACTGCCGAAGAAGTAGAAGGAAAGCTTGATAATGATGTAGTTGATGGAGAAATAAAAGGGCTTGATTTGAAAGATTTTGAAGGTAATGTAGGAAATGAAGAATATGTACAGCAGTTAGAAGAAAAATATGAAATAAAATCAAAGGATTTCAATAAGGCTAAAAAAAGAAGGCAACTGATAGAAAACAATCATTTTGACAGAAAAGGAAAATATAAAAATGCAGTTGACATTGAAAATCTTTATAGTATAATAGATATGAAAGATTTAACTTATGAAGAACATGGAGCTATTGAAACTTATTCTGGAAAAATGTATCAAGAAATAAATGAGGCTCTGAGAACTGGAAAAATTGATAAGAAAACTGAAAAATTAGTGAATCTAATAGATTCAGGAATAGCAAAAGGCAAACTGAAGGAAGATGTACAAGTATTTAGAGGAATAAGTAACTCAAAATATGCTGATTATTTAATTAATAAAGGAGAAAAGTTAGCAGGAAAAGAATTGGAAAATAAAAGTTTTTATTCAACAAGTCTTTCTTTCAGCATTGCAAAAAAAAATTTTACTAAAAATTTAGAAAAGTCTGTTGTATTTAATATTAAAGTTCCCAAAGGGGAAAATGCACTTTTTATGAGTAGACAAGATTCTATTTTTCCTGAACAGTTAGAATTATTATTTGAAAGAAATACTAAAATAAAAATAACAAGAGTATATAAAATAAATAAATTAACAATAATAGAAGGAGATATGAAATAATATGAAAAAAGGAGAGGAAAAATTAAGAGGAGCATTATATGAAATTATTGATACTCCTCCATTGATTGTTTTTCCGTTTGGCACAACGAAAGAAGAAATAGAAGAATGGAAAAAAGATGGATTTGAAATAAGAGTTATGTCTGAGGAAGAAACAAAGAGAGAAAAAGAATTGGAAGAAAAGAGGAACAAAGAAAAATAATGTTTGAAATAAAAACAAACGTAGATGAATTTTCACTGAATTTTGCTAATAAAATAGAAGAAATTCAGCAGGAAGAGTTATTAGAAGAAATAGGCTTCTATATGGAAAATGAAATGAGAAAAAGATTTGATACCGGTACTGATATGAATGGCAACGCCTGGGAAAAATTAAAGTATCGCCAAGGGAAGCCGTTGCGGGATACAGGAGCTTTAATGGGATCGTTAGGAACTGCAGAAATAAGCGGCAATAAAATTTCTGTTTTTTCAAATTTAAAATATGCAAGACTGCATGACCAGGGTGGAACAATAGAACCAAAGGAAAAGAATATTCTACATTTTAAAATTGATGGAGTGGACTACTTTTCTAAAAAAATAACAGTTCCTGCCCGAAAATTCTCAGGAATTTCTGACAAAAATAAGAAAGAAATTCAAAAAATTGTAAGTGAATATTTTGAAAAAAAATTAAAATAGTTTGCTAAAAATTGAAAAATAATATATAATATTCATATGTGAAGAGACCAAGAGTCCAGTTTCGTGAAAACGAACTGGACTTTTTTTTTTTGTTAGTCATTACTGACAATAAAATGAAAGGAAATAAAATGAGCTACTTATTATTTACAGCTGGAGACTATGGTAAAAAAGGTAAATGGACAGGAGATAAGTTTAGAAAACTTATCGAAAATAGAAAAGAACTTGATATTATACCTTTTCACACATCAGAATTTACTAATAAGGGAATACTAAAACATGAAATACCAGTAATTGGAAAATTTAAGGACATAAAAATAGAAAACGATTCCATAATTGCGGAAAATGTTGAAATTTTTAATAAAGAACATTTTAAAAATAGGAAAGTCGACAGACTTTCTGTAGAGATAGAAAACGAGAAAATAATTCGTGTAGGTGCATTACCAGAAGGGGTTGCTCCTGCAGTTGAAAATTCTGGTTCATTAAAAAATTTAGAATTTTCAGCTGAAGGAATTGAAATGGAATGGATAGAACAGAACAAAATAATAAATTTTAATATTGATAGAGGTGAAAAAATGAATTTGGATGAGATTTTGGCAAAACTAGGAGAAATATCTTTAGAAGATAAGATTAAAATCATAAATGCAACTTTAAAATCACTGAAAGAACATGAAATACAAGTTGCAAAAAAGGATATAAATCTTGATATATTGAAAGATAAAGAACCTGAAAAATCAGAAGAGGAAATAAGAAATGAAGCAAAGAAGGAATTTCAAAAGGAACAGGAAATAAAAGAGTTCATGGAGAAAAATAAAAATAAAATTACTCCTGCATTGAAAAGCATAGGAATAGAAACACTTATTACTAAAGTAATGAAAGATAATGATGGTGTTATAGAATTTTCTGAAAATAATCAAACAAAGCAATCTAATTCTAAAGAAATCCTAGAAAAGCTATTTGAAAATATGAAATCATATGGAAAAAGTTCGATTGAATTTGGAAATGATGGTTCAGGAAATGAAAGCTATGCTGAAGAACAGATAAGAAAATATAAAGAAAGAAATGGAGTGAAGTAGAATGGCAGAAAAAAATAGAGTAAATGAAACAAAAGGAGAAAATAAGGATTTAGTTTTAAATCAATTTCTCTCTCATTATAATGTAATATTGAAGGGCGGAGAAACAATAGAATATGGTCAAGCACTTTCATTAGATAAAACTACAGGGAAATATGTGAAATATGCTGGAACAGGAACTCTTCCAAAGACAATTTATTGTGGAATTGACGAAAATATAACAACATCAAGTGATACAGTCATTCAAGTAATTAGAAGTGCAGATGTTGATGGAAATTATGTAAAAGGTATTTCGAAAACAAGCTATGAAGCTATAGACAATTTAGAAAAATACGGAATATATATAAAATTTTAAAGAAAGGAATTGATGTATAGATGGCATTAACTCAAACACAAGTAAAATTAACAGCCTTATTTGCTGTTGTGGAAAAAAAAGTACAAACACATTACTTAGATAGATTTACAAATTCAAATCCCGAATTTTTAAGCGAAAATGAAACAATAAATGTTAAAGATTTAAATGATTTTCTAGTAGAAGCAGGAATAATAGAACGTGGGAGTGAAATTCCTTATATAAAAGTAAACGGAATTGATACGACATCAATAACTCCTGATATTATTGCAGCATCTTATCCTTTAAGACCTGTAATGCCTACTTCTACTGTAACAATGATTAACGGTAAAGAAGTTTCTGCACAGGATTTTGAAGAGGATAGAATGCTTGCAAAATTAAAAAATGCAATTCTGAAAACTAAAGAAAAAGCAGCTGCAAACATTTTCTTGCAAGGTAAATATTTACAGAAAGAATCAGGAACTCTAATAGATTTTAAATATGATGCAGCAGAAGAAATTGATGCAAAAACAGTAGAAAACTGGGTAATGTTTTTCTTTAAATTAATAGATGATTATGAAGAAAAAAATGGAATCTATCCTGATAGAATTGAGCTTGGAAGAAAATTATTCGAAAAGATAATAAAAAATAATGAATTTCTTGAAATAGCAAAAGCATACTCAAATAGTATAGGACTAAGTTCTGATAAACAACAAGTTTATCTGGATCTGTTAGGACAAAGAATATCTAAGCTTAAAAACGCAAAAACATTTGATGATAAAGATATAAATGTGGATGACTATATTTATTTATCTTCAGATTCTGCTCTAGTTTCAGGATATGCAGCACTTGAAGCAGTGGATGACTCAGGAAATCCCTTTGTTGCAAGAACAACAGAAATACTGGATAAAACTCCTGCAAATAAGGAAACGGCTAGAGGAAAAATGTTTGCAAAAACAGGATTTGTTCCAATTTTAGCTATAAAAGAATTTATTGTAAGATATAAAATTAAAAACATAGACAGTATAACTATGTCTAAGGCAACAGCTACATTAGATGCAGTAGCAGATTACTATTTAACTATGGATGTAGCAGCAATGACTTCAGCTATCAGTACTCTTACAGATAAAACATTACTGAATTACATGTTAGTAAAAGAAACTAGAACAAGCGGAAAATCTGCAATAAATACTAGATTAGGACAACTATAATAGAGGTAATCTATGTTAGAAAAAATATCAGCGACTTCTCAGGAAGTCGCTTTAAATGAAGAAAAACTTGAAGAAATAAAGTATATTCCAAAAACTATATTAATAGAAATATGTAGAATATCTAAAAAAAATTCAGAAGAATTAATAGAAGATATTAAAAAAAGACTTGAACCAGATGCAATGATTTTTGTTAAAATTTTTCTTGGTCAGGAAAAAATGGAAACATTATCTGAAGATAATAAAAGAATTTTAACAGAATTATATGTTGCCTGGAAATTATATGAAGCAATGGAAAATGAAAAAATATCAGAAGATAAAAAAGAAACATTGTATAAATTACTAGAAAATTTAAAAGGTGTTTCTAGTTCTTCCAGAAACAGTGAAAATTTAGAAAATGATAATAAATATGGCGAAATAAGAGTTTACTAGGAGAAGAAATGATAGAACTGTTATTAGAAAAATTTGAAAAAAATCTGGCCAAAGATTATCCTGATTACACTTTTTTTATAACAGAAGAAATGCAAGAAGAAGATTTTATAAGAAATTCTGTTATATGTGAAATATCCGGGATAACTGTATTAAATAGCAAAAATT